AAGAAGTCATAACCTCCTATGTATTTCTCATATTTATCTTAACATTACTTCACAAAGAGGTCAATGAGTATTAGTACTCATCCCCAATAAATTACTGAAAGAGTGAAGACGACAAACACAATAACTGTAAAACCCATCATACCTACTCCTGCCCAGATAACCCAGTCTTCCATAGGTTCGTGTTGATTATTATGAGACATTGGTTTCGTGTTTTTCCAAATATGAGTGAAGGTCCTTCAAATGTTCCGTTGCTTGTTTCCAGTCACCATCAAACCTTTCATTCAGGAGGTCATACATTTTAGTAGCACTATCACTAGTCATTCCGTTTTGGGACATATGAGTCACAAAGTCTTGTTTGTTCATAATTAAAAATAGTAGAATTGTAATTTTTGTTTTTCTTCTTTCACCCATATGAGGAAAGATAGATTTTAATAGAGAAGGAAGACGTATTTTGCCATTACATCCAACTCTGTAAAGTAACTTACGATTGCCCCTTTTGTCTTGATAAGTTCTAACACTCTTGGATTGAAATAAAGATGCTACTCTATAAACAACATCCTTATCAGTCATTTGAAGGTGAACGTATGGGTCATAATAAAATTTTACGTCACCCGTAGATTTGAGTGTGTATTTTCTTTTATTATACCCAAAGTGTCCTTCACCTTCAAGTATTCCTGCCAACCAAGCAGCATCAATATCAGACATAAAAAAGAGGGGTGTTTATTCCCCTCTCATTATACTAGGTTTTTCCTAATAAATCAACCGATGGTTGGAGCAGTCAGAGCAACAGGAGTGTTCTGTGCAGCAGCGAGGTCCAACGGAAAATTGTGGGCGTTACGTTCATGCATAACTTCCATTCCGAGTCCTGCACGATTGAGTACATCAGCCCAGGTATTAAGTACACGACCTTGTGAGTCAATGATGCTCTGGTTAAAGTTGAAGCCATTCAAATTGAAGGCCATAGTGCTCACACCAAGAGCAGTGAACCAGATGCCTACAACAGGCCAGCTAGCAAGGAAGAAGTGCAGCGAACGGGAGTTATTAAAGGAAGCGTATTGGAAAATAAGGCGTCCAAAATAACCGTGAGCAGCAACGATGTTATAGGTCTCTTCTTCTTGACCGAACTTGTAACCATAGTTCTGTGACTCTTGCTCAGTGGTTTCACGAACCAGTGAGGAAGTAACCAGAGAACCGTGCATAGCACTGAACAGAGAACCACCGAAGACACCAGCAACACCAAGCATGTGGAAGGGGTGCATCAGGATGTTGTGCTCTGCCTGGAACACAAGCATGTAGTTGAAAGTACCAGAGATACCCAGAGGCATTGCATCAGAGAAAGAACCTTGACCGAAAGGATAGACCAGGAACACTGCGCTAGCAGCAGCAACAGGTGCCGAGTAGGCAACACAAATCCAAGGACGCATACCAAGACGGTAAGAAAGTTCCCACTCACGACCCATATAAGCATAGATGCCGATGAGGAAGTGGAATACAACAAGTTGGAAAGGACCACCGTTGTAAAGCCACTCATCCAGGGAAGCAGCTTCCCAGATGGGATAAAAGTGCAGTCCAATAGCGTTGGACGAAGGGATAACAGCACCAGAGATGATGTTGTTTCCGTACATCAGAGAACCAGCAACGGGTTCACGGATGCCATCGATGTCCACAGGAGGAGCAGCGATGAACGCAACAATGAAACAGATGGTAGCAGCGAGAAGGGTTGGAATCATTAGAGTTCCGAACCAACCAACATACAAACGATTGTCGGTTGAAGTGACCCACTGACAGAACTGTTCCCAAGTATTTGATTGTCGTTGTTGTGCAATTGAAGCAGTCATTGTTTTTAAAAGAGTAGTAAGACCATCAGGGAAATGGTGGAGTTACTATTCCCCAGTCACCCTCAGACTGGGTATGAGAGACGTTCTTATACACCCATAGGTCTCGGTTAACGGGTGTTTAACAATGTAACGAATTATGAGAGATCCGTAACATTTGTTTACCTATTTATCATACTACGGTTTGCCGTCCGTGTCAAGCCTTTTCGGGAAAATTTTTCCAAGTGACCCCAGTATTTTTAAGTTCTTCGTCAAGGTTCTTTATCTTTTTATCCAAATCTTTTGATGGTTTAGAATACTTGATAGCTTTTTTAAAAATTCCCATTAAGTATTAACGTCTTTTTACCTTATCAAGTATTTATTATACCCTATATTCATCAATCTTGTCTAAAACTTTATTGAGATATTGATGTGCTAACCACTTTGGATCATATCCGGATTTGTTCATCCACTCTTTATCCAGGTCATTTTTTATTTTAAGAACTTCACATTTTATTATATCCTTTGTCAACTGTCCTCTTGGCATAATACTAAAAAACTCTGCTCAATATTTAGAGCAGAGTTTCAAGTTATCTCTTATTATTTCAGACTTGTGCGGTTTCCCTCACAGTTGACTTCACGTAATCGAGAACCATTTCTGGAGTAGTCGCTTCGTAAGGGTCGGTGTCGGCATTGTCCCGTTGCCCCTCCTCAACGAATAGTTTCTCGATGATTCCGTTATCCACGACCGCAGCATAACGCCAAGAGCGACTGCCGAAACCAAGGTTAGACTTAGTGACGAGCATACCCATAGAACGTGTGAAATATGCATTACCGTCTGGAATGAGTTTTACTTTCTCAATGTTCTGGTCTTGCGCCCAAGCATTCATCACAAACCCATCATTAACAGAGATGCAGTAAATAGCATCGATGCCACTACCAATAAAGTCGTCGTATTTCTCTTCGAATCCAGGTAACTGATAGGCACTGCAAGTAGGAGTGAAAGCACCAGGCAGGCTAAAAATGACCACACGCTTTCCATTGAATAGATCAGCAGTTGTTCTATTTACAAACTCACCAGACTCACGAAACACAAACTCGACCTGAGGAACTTGATATTGTTCTTTACGCATTTTAACCTCCATCAGAACACGCCGGGAATGATTTGCCCAGTAGCGAGATAGGAACCCATAGCTGCTACGATTCCGATCATCGCTGCCCATCCATTAATACGTTCTGCCTTTTCAGTAAAAATTTTGTTCATTGTTTTTCTCCTTATTTTACTTTGGAATAGATAGATGTCTCACCATAATCACGGTGAATTTTATACCCAACAACTGCACCCTTCGTATTCATCAAAGCAGGCATAAAAGCAATTGTAAAAAATACTGCTGGTGCTCCAATAAAGAGAGCAGCAACAATCACATAATAAGTCAGCAGTTCAATTAGAGAGTGTTCCATCATAGGGGTGTTGTTGTTTTAGTTCAGGATTTGGTTGCGAAGGAACAACAGGGTTCCTTGACTTGTTTTTAATTACGATGAAAGCATCGTTTTGATAAGACACGGTTCCAAATGGTTTTGCCCATTTTGGATTTGCATTTGGACTGGTAGCAGTTCCTGTTACTGCTACTCCACCAATTTCAACAGAGATGTCGTCATCTGCATCCCATTCAAGTTTTTCAAGGGCAATAGCAAATTGCCCCAACATTCCAGCGGTCACAGATTCTCTTCCTGCTCAGTGAGGATTACACAATCACTGGTGGGATATGCTACACAGGTAAGCACCCAACCATCGGCAATCTGATCGTCATCCAGGAAAGACTGCTCCTCATTATCCACAGTACCACTAATCAGTTTACCAGCACAAGCAGAGCAAGCACCTGCCTTACAGGATGAAGGGAGGTCAACACCTGCCTCTTCTGCTGCTTCAAGAATGTATTGATCATCAGGACACTGGATAGTAGTCTCAGTGCCATCGGGGGTTTGGAGCGTAACGTTATAGACGGTCATTAGTAAGTCTCACAAAGTTTTTCTACGGATGCTGCCAACAAAACGAAGAAGGCAACGGATGTCATTGTAAAGAAGATTGAAGTCATTGTCAACCCTTAGAAGATCCCGAAGAAGAAGTTGCCAGTGAGAGCATAAGAAATGACCCCAGCAACAATGCCGACCATAGCCCAGCGTCCATTTGTGCGCTCCTTAATTTCGTTGGGAGTCATCATCCCATAGTTCTCATAGTACATAACGGGTTCTTTGGCAAACATATTTTGTTGCCCGTACTCATTAGTTGTTACAGTCATTGTAAATTCGTTAAGAATTGTTACACAATTATATAGCAAAAATAAAGGGGTGTCAAGCACCCCTTTGTTCGGATATCATAACATTTTTAAGTATAAATGCTTACTGTTTATCCTCAACTCCAGGAGGAAGTCTACCAAGATAAGGATTATAGTCAAAAAATTGATTCCAGTCTGAAATATTTGCAGACTCATTTCTCCAAAACTGCCACAGACCATCATGACTGCTACGATGAAATACATCTACGTGAATGTCATGAATATCAGATCCCAAATCAATCTTATACAAGAACAGTGGGATAGCAAAAGTATTTCCAGAGTTATAGATCAAATCATCTGCCACAGCACGAGGTTTGACTCCTTGATCGAGTTTATACTTATCACCACGACAATGAAGACGAATTAACTTTTCAGCGTGGTGCCTAGTAATCATATAACAGGCAGTTGAAAAATCATTTACAAATCTTTTATGCATCTGAACATGAACAGATGCAGGATTAATGATTGCCAATTGGATTACATCATAATCATAAGGGATTTTTGCATAGAAATCTTTCCAAGAAAATCCCCAATGTGCAACTGTACTAATATCACAATCATCTTCCATCATTAATGCACAAGGAGCATCAGAGGTTTCCAACCAATGCTTCATTGCTTTTAGATGTGAAGTTACACATCCAACTTCACCAGATGACATCATATCTGGGTAACGTCCTTTCAGAATGTCACCAAGATCTTTGTCATCTCTACCATCATAAGCAGAAATTCGTTCATAGTTTTCAATTTCCCAATACTTAAATTGGTCTTCCATAAACTTTGCCCTATCTGGTTTTTCATCCAGATTGATGTAGTAAATTGGTGGAAGATTTTTAAGTTTATATGCTGATTTGTTTTTGTCCATTATTCAGAAAGAACGCTTTCTATAATTTGTTTAAATACTTTGGTTTTTCCAACAAGAGGATCATCTAATCCTCTCCAATTTGAATGCCAGTTAGTTGCTGCGCGATAGTGTAAAAACTTTCCATCCAAATGGAGTTCCATATTATACCCACCAGCATCTTTCTGTAAATCAATATCATTATAATGAGTTGGATACTGAACATCAGTTTCCTTCATTTTGATTCCAGTTTTTTTGAAATACCAGTAGGTCATACCACCAACATCTGTCATATGACCTTCAACAATACCATCAGAAAAGTCAATATTCTTATCTTCAATCTTAGGCATATTAAAGAACATAATACCATTCCACATATAGGTAACGTGCCCTCTTACCTGCGGAAGACCAGCAATAATAGCATCTTCCATATACTCAACAATATTAAACTCATCAATAAGAAACATATCAGAGTCTAGGAAGAATACAACATCTTCATTATGATTCTTACGAATAATATTATTATAAGTCCACTGAACAGTATCTGCACATGCTTGTGCAGGATTCATAGCAGATGCCCTCGGAGGTTTTTTATAATACTTCAACCCATTTTCAAAACAAACAGACTGAAATTCAGATTCAGTAGATTCAATAATCGAATCATCTACAATATGAAACTGATATTCATTCTTCAAAAACTTTTTAAAAAGTCTTTGTTGAAGTTCAACAAAATCAGGTCGGTTAACAACAGAGGTAAAAATATGAATCATAGTTGTGCAGAAAGCCAATCTTCAAGTTTCATTGACGGTTCCCAACCAAAAGTCTTACGAAGTTTTTGATTGTTTGCAAGACTCACTCTCGCTTCACCAGGACGAGGGGCAATATTTAATGTTTCATGATCAAACATTCTTGCAATCTGATTGATCGAATAGTTGTTTCCAGTTCCAACATTATATACCTGTCCAAATGCTTCTGGATCTGGGTTTGAAATTGCTGCCATAATATTTGCCTTCACAACATCACCAACGTAAGTAAAGTCACGACGTTGATTTCCATCACCAACGATTGTTAGAGGTTCTCCTGCTGCCCTCTGACGCATAAAAATACCAATCACGGGAGCATACTGTCCACGCAGAGGTTGACGCTCACCATAAACGTTGAAATAACGGAAGCACACAGTTTGGAGACCAAACAAATCCGTGTACATCTTACACAGTTTCTCACCATTTACCTTAGAAACTGAATATGGATTCAGACAATCATCAGGTTGCGTTTCAATATTCGGAGTTTGATTCAGTCCATATCCAGAAGATGTGGAAGAATACATCACACGCTTTACGCCAGCTTCACGAGCACATTGAAGAACTGTCACAGTACCAACGGAGTTAATACTGACTGCTTCAATTGGGTTTTCGATAGCAGGTTGAATCCGTGCCTCTGCTGCAATATGAAACACATAATCTACTCCATCATAGAGTGGACGTGTGTTTTCATAGTCACGGATATCGTACTTATAGTTTTGTGCCTTATCATTCCAATAAAATTGATCGTGGGCATCAGAATACTCGTTATCAATCACAACAACCTCGTGACCCATTTCAAGTAAACGGTCTACAAGGTTTGAACCAATAAATCCAGCACCACCAGTAACTAGTGATTTAGTCATACAACTCTCTCAGGTAAAAAGTAATTCTTATTATAATTAAAGCACTCCTCAGTAGGATAGCTTGTCAAAGGATTCACAGTACCGTGATATCCACTTGTTTGATAGAAGAATGGATCATCAAATGCGTAAACATTGAACCAACGCTGTATCTCAGCAAATCCAATATCTTGATAATCTTCAATGATATATCCAGCATGATGACATACCCTCTGGCACATTCTAACATATTCATCGGTTAGATACAAGATAGAATGTCCACCAAGCATATTATATGTCCGATACAGATCATCCTTGATATGTTCGTATTGTACATAAGGTCCAGAATGCCCATTCATTCTACCCCAGGATGAAATACCAAGATAAACTGCATCAGCATCATCGGGAACTTCAATCTCAGGGCGAAAGTTTTTGATCATACAATCATCTTCAAACAAAACGAATGGAGGATCAATTTCTTGCAACCCTTTAAAATGAGCAGCAGAGCATCCAGCAACAGGGCAATCTGGGCGAGGAATACCCTCAACACGAATGATAGTCTTGAACCCACACTCTTTGAGAATTTTTTGCATATTCTCATTTTTTTCAGTGTGCTGTTCAAGATTCATATAAACAGCAGGAATTTCTCTAAGATCTAAGTTCATTATGATTCTTTTTTAAAGCAATGATTTTGGGTTCATAAGGATACTCAGGATTATTCATCTGTTCCTCAGCAAAACAATATGAAGGAGTCAAACTAAGGGTAGGAGGATTATCGATCAGGTATCGATTCATTTGAGATTCATCGTGCCAAAGAGCAATAACTCCATTTTCAAGATCTCGATTCACGCGGTCAGCAATAACCTCCGCCATTTCAAGGAATCTCTTGGTTGATCCACCATTGAAACCACCAGCATAATAATTCTCACCTTCTTCACCATATGGAACATATGCTAGAGAATTAGGATTTCTATCATAAGTTCTTTCTTCTTTCTTATGAAAAGATTGATAAGGATGCATTGTGGCAACAAGATCACTTAGAACCTCATCACCAACCTTATCAACCAAACCCATATCAACATCAAAGTAGAAACAATAATCAAACTGAGAAATAAAATCTTTTTCCCTAATAAAGTAATTATACCTTTTCAAAGTTGGCATCGGCCAAGGTTCATGATCAATCTGACAAACTCTTACATTATCAGATGTTTCTACTTCATGATCGGTAAAAAGTAGACAATTAATTTCATGCCCATTAAGAAAATTCTCCTCGATATTATCAAGAAGTCTTTCAACAAACTGAATGTATTTGTTTGTTGCAATAGTCAGAATACAAATTTTCATTTATTTTTAATGTAAAGTGCATCACCCCACTTATACCAAGTTTCTGGCCAATGAGTTTCGACTCTTTCAAATCCATACTCACTTAAAAACTCATCCAATTCTTCAACCATAGGAATTCCTTCATACATTTCCCCACGATTGACTTCACAATACACATAATCAATTTGTTGAAGAGTTTTTTGTCCTCCTCTAAAAACTTCTAGTTCATATCCCTGAACATCAATATTGATGAAATTTGATTCTCCAATATCAAATGTATCAAGAGTATCAACTTCAACTTCTTCAGTTCCATCAAAAGACACATCTGGATGATGTTCCAGATGTTCTTTTGGTTTTAAAATAGAACTACTCTGTGCTTCATTGCTACTTAGATACATCGTAGCAGTTCCTTTCTTACTACCAAGGGCAACCTGATATCCCTGAATGTCAGCGTTTACATTCTGAAGGCGTTGAGAAAGAATGTCAAAGTTTTCAGAAAGTGGTTCAAAAACAGTTATCTTCTGAATACCATTATCAACATACTCTTGAATTTCTTCACCATAGTGAGCACCAATATGAACAACACCTTTAATGTTCATATTATATTTTCTTCGCAGGTTGGTAAAACTTATTAGCATTTTATTTTGAAATTGTTTTAGCGATTTGATTCAGGGTTCCATCCCAAGTCAAGTACTTATCATAGACCATTCTACCATATTCAAGATAATTTTCATACTCACCAGTTTCCAAAAGATGATCAACAATACTTGGAATAGTATCTATACTATTTTCATCGATAAGGATTGCTGCCTTATTCCAATCAATCTCATCAGCAAAAGGTAACCAAAATACATCACTAATATAGATGGGAATAGCATCCATCTGCATAGTTTCATACATTCTGAATGAAGTTGGTCCATACCCTCTTGGGGCAAGTCCAAATACAGAATCATATATAATATCTCTAAATGCCTCAGAAAGACCATTAGAAAGATTTACGGCAAACTTATACCCATCTATTCCTTGCAACTTATCACACATTACTTTACGAATGGGGTGAGTATCATTCCTTCCTGCAAACCCAACTTTGTTCATTCTTGTTTCTTTTGGAGAACCAGGATGAGGATCTGAAAGAAGTGGAATGGGAATATACTCTTGCGTTGGTGCTTTTGGTGACTTAGGAGAATTTGAAGAGGCAAAAACTTTACAGTTATCAATGGAAACTAGTGTTCCATCATCATACTGAACAACGGTAAAAAACTTCTCACCAGGATACTTACTTGGCAATTCATTGACCCAGTTTTGAATCTCTGCAATCTTTTCAGTATCATTTCCCCAATTACTACTACAATGATATTGAGTCCATTGAATAGGAATATAGATGTAATCACTATCAATATCCATTGTAGTGAAGTAAGAAAATGCTCTCTCCTCAATTAAAGGGTTAAGACCTTGATGAGGAGGATATCTAAATGTATTTTTAGGCAACCACTGTTGTGGAGTATCAACAATTCTGATCATAAGTCTAAGATTTTTGTTTTATAAAGATCTGCAGAAAGAGAAGAGTTGGAACCACAAGCATTCCAATAACTAGCACTTCTCAATCTATGATTATAATAAAATTCAGGAACAACTTTAAATTCACCACCATTCATTATCCAGAAGTAAGAAAATGCTAAGACATCTGCGTGGAGTAGTTCTGTTTGTTTATTTTCAAAAGGTTCTTCAATGAGTTTGAGATAAGCATTACGATTGAATACATAATTACCAGTATTTAAAAACCAATCAAACCACTTGGTTCTTTTGATAATTCCATCTTTTGCTTCTTCAATACCCACAATATCATATTTAAATTTGTAGTGTGCTTCATCAGTGTATCCGTTTTCTGCATTATGAAGTAGAAGTTTTTCCGGACAATAACAAATATTTTCTATTGGATCTACAATACCCTGAATGACACTAAGAGTGTTTTCAGTTGGATGATTGTCACTATCAAGAAGGTAAATCCAGTCACAACTAGAATTCTTAACAGCAGTATATTTGTTTCTGAATCCGCCAAGATTTACTTCGTTTCTGAATAATTTAATTTTACTAGTATTAAGATCATCAACCACTTGATTAAGTTTTTGCCATTCCTCTTCTGAGGAACAATCATCATTAACAACGATTTCTTTTACAAAATTATTGTCCAACGCATAATTAACTGCTTCTTTAAAATACTGAGAAGTATTATAAAATGGTATTGCTAATGTAATTTCTTTCATTATTTTAGTAAGTAATTGACAAACTCTTTGGAGGAAATAACCATATTATCATACTGGTCCATTTTTGTAACATCTGTATATCTATTAAATGGAATCCCAAGCACTCTACAAATATCAATATATTGATCACAATATTGATGTGGATTTGGCGGGTATATTTCAATAATATTAGTGTTCTTTGAAGCAAATAATGAAAATACCATTCCACCACTTTGAGGTGCTATTACACACTTTGCATTATTAAAAATTTGAATTTTTTCAGAAACTGTATAATCTTCAAAGTAGATTGCTTTAAATCCTAGTTCTTGAAGGTCTTCTACTAACTCATTCTCATTCAAGATATGCCTCCGTTTAATATTATTATCTCTTCGGTTACCTTCACACAAATGAGACTTGCTTCGACAAATGTAAATATTTTCATACTCACTAGTGTCAAATCCACTGACCCTAGAAAGAAAAAGATCTCTTAAAAATGTATATGTTGTTGGATCAACATGAAATTGACCACTATTGTTTGAAATATTAACTGGTTTAATGGAAGGAATTAAAATAGACTCACCGCCATTGGGGACAATATTAATAAGATCATTTAAAATTTCAAATGTTTCTTTTTGATATGCAGTATAATCTTCTGCATCGAAGCAGACATTAACTTTTGTAGATAGATCAATTTGCTTTAAAGATCCTACCATATAGACAAACCAATGGTAGATAAAATCTTTACCAGCTTCCTCAATTTTATATTTCATTTCCAAATAAAATTCCAATTTTCTAGTTTAGGACATTTTAACATATTTAAAAATTTATTATTACATTCAGGTCCATCACATCTGCGGTGTGGTTCATTTCTAGCATATGCATGAAGATTGATAGTCACGTCCTTCATTCTGTTAATACTTTGCATATGATAAACAAACAACGCTATCGAATTTTCAACTAAATGAATCTCATTAGCATTCTCAATAATTTTTGAAATATTCAAAAAATTATCAGTTAACCGATGTAAATTAATTATTTCACCACTTACATATTTTCTATCTATCATTTCTTCTTCCATCTCACATACCACAGAATAATTTGATGGGAGATCAAGAGATTGGTATAAATTATCCTCAATGTCTAAGTCTCTTTCATAATTAAACTTAGATATTCTTAGATTTGGATCTAAACCTACTTCTGTATAAAAAGAAGATGCATTATCAGTAGAAACGAAAGATTCTATCCCAAACTTATTAATCTTATTGAAATACTTACCATTGTTACCTGGATTAGAATATAATTCCCCAACTCTAACATCAATCACATCACATTCACATCCAGGATCAATAACACCCTCAACTGGAATAATTTTAGAATTATCCCTAAACATATGAGTCGTGAAAGGAACAACGACAGGAGTGTCATGAACTAGATAGACTTCATCATAAAATTCCGAAAGATATCGAATCATTCCATTTGTTGATATCCAATCTCCAAACGCATCATAAACTACAAATACCAAAGTTTTCATAAAAGTGCAGGATAATCAGTGCATATTCCAAAGGGTTTTTCATATCCTGGCATAAAAGTTTCAATATCTTCTTTATTAATTAAAGGAATAATAGTAGTATGATCTATCTTTTGAGTTAGATCGTGCAACCATATTATACCAGTTGATGTATAAACAAAACTATCAGAACTATGGCAAAAAGAATGATATGCCCAACACTCCTTTGCTGCTTCAAGATTTTTACAGTGTAACCATAAGTAGTGTCTACGTTTATCCAACCAATTATGGTCTACTTTATATTGTGGAAAATCATGCCCCAACCAAAGTTCACCATTGATTGAACGAACATCAATCTCAACATGAAATCCGCTCCCAATTGCACAATCAATATAACTTGGACGATTTTCTTTGTCAGGAACAGCACCACGAATGTTTCCTCTATGAGAAATAATAATCACAGTTCTTCAATCCTCAAAGATTTATCTTCAATAAACAAATCATAAAAAGGTTTATTAACTAAAAGTTCGTGGTACTTTGCCCCCCACTCATTCAACTGCCTAGTAGTAAGTTCAGTCCAGTCTTTTTGTTTTCTACTTCCTCTAGCAGTCCAATAAACAATAGTATTCCCTTCATCATAAAGTTTATTAATTTTCTCTATGTTTTCTAGAATAGGTTTTGCTTTTGTATAATCATGAGTTGTTCCAAAGTCAACAGATGTTTCTCTATGACAAATGGTCTCATCAATGTCAACATAAATCACTTTCATTGATACATATTTCTCCGATAATTTTCATTGGGACAAGTATCAACATCGGCAACTTCTTGTTCTGTTAAGAACTTAACTCCACCTAAAAGTTTTGCGCCAATAAAAATATCAGCAGACTTTTCACACATTAGAGTAGAAGCTGCACAATCTTTTTTAGATGCAGATGCTGTGATTATACCATGGTTTTGAAGTAGAATCAACTTTGGAAAGAATCCTTCATGATCTACAAATCTAGATACATGCTTCTCCACTAACTTCAATATTGATTCTCCTGGTGGTGCATAAGGGACAACACAAGACTTTGTACCATTCCTCACGATCTGATCGGGGAACCATCTATGCTCAGCAAAATCATAAAGAACCGATGGCTCAGAACACAAAATTTTAGTTGTATGTGGTGGATGCGTGTGAGCGATAAAATTTACTTCCGGAAAAGTCTTCATAATCCAAGCATGAAAAGAAGTTTCGATACTTGGTTTTTTATGAAGAAGTTCTATCTGTGCTCCATTAGTATTGCATAAGGTCAAATCTTCTTCTGATAATGTATGAAGACTTGTTCCACTTGCCTTAATCAAAAAAGTATTTTCATCTACCCTTACTGAGACATTACCCTCACCACAAATAGTGTAGTCACTGATTTCTCTTGCTAGTTCTAGTATTTCAGACATCTTTAAGAAATGTTGCTAACGTATTTAGATTTACCCTCCAAGGCGAGTTCAGACCCCCAGAAATAGAAAGAGACCCATCGCTTTCAACGGTCTCCTCAATCTTCTCAACAAACTCAGTATCATTAAAATGATAAAGTTGAGTATGACTCATAGAATACTCAAATCGAGTGTTGATATCAAAGAATAAAGGACTATTAATTGAAATGACTTTTGTTTCTGGTGGTGAAAAAATTACGTTACACATACCACCACCGATAGGACCAGCAACATATTTTGCAGAGTTAAACAATCCGATCTTCTCTTTCATCGTCATATTTTCACAGAAGATCTCCTCATATCCATAAGACTTAAAGAGTTCTACAACTTCATCTTCATTTATACAACGGCGGCGTTCGGTGTAGTTTGTACCGATATTTTCAAAGTTATTATGCAACCAAGTTCTACGTGAAATATAAATCTTTTCTGGTCCTTGATAATCACCCTTCATACGATTAATAATATCAAATACTCCTGCATGTGGTGGCGTATTTGAAAGTCCATTATGAGTCAATGAAGATCCAACTACAACAGTATTGTATAAGGTATCTGGGTTAAGAAACACAACATCTTTCTTTCTTATTCCCAAGAGTTCAAGACATTCCCAAACAAAAGGATATAAATCATCTTTGCCTTCTGGTGGACTTACTAAAAGTTTAAGATCTGGATGAATCTCTTTCTCATTGAAGTATGAATAGAGGTAGGGTAGAGTATCATAGATGAAGTGATAATAGTTCGCCATATTATACACAAAGTAGAATACAGGAACCGAACAAAAGTTCTTAAAGTGAAATGGATTATCCACTTCATACGCCATCGTTTCTTCATAAACTGTACCACGCCCAAGAGACATAAACATCTCTTTTGTTGGAAGAATTAATTTATGAGTTTGATGAGAATAAATTAGTGGTTGTGGATAGTGCTTCGATAATCCAGTAAATTGGCAGGAAAAGAAGTATGCAACTTCAATATCCCTGCCATTGTCATCATTTTCTTTTATAAGTCTTGTTCTTCCAGAGTTCCAGTATTCAATTGGTAAAATAGTCTTTTGTATACTCATAAGGATGCCAATCAACTTTATTGAAAAATCTTTGCCAATATTCGTAAGTTTTTAAATCGTTAGGTGTCCCCCAACAAATATAATTATCAATCTCAAAATTCTTGACTTTATATCCCAAATGAATTGCTTCGTTTAACATACTATCAACATAAAATTCACCATTTGTCCTAGTGTTATTCTTGTAAAGAGATTCAAGAGAACGATAAAAAATTTCTTTTGTTCTGAAAAACATAGTTCCAGTGATAGCATATTCATTTACAGGATTTTCTCCCATAAACTTTTTCACATCAACACGAGTTACATTACCATCACCATCACAGTTCACCCAAGAATATGCATTTGGTTGTAAGTGACTTGTATAGTTGTTACGATAAGTCCATACAATTATATCATTATTTTCATCATTCACCAAATCCAAAAACTTATCTGCATCATAAAAAACTCCATTATCGCAGGCAGAGATAAGAATAGAGTTATCTGGATCACATTGATTTACAATCTTTTCGGTTGTACATGCCTGCCCTTCAAGAACTTCATCAATCCATACAATATTTTCTCCTGGTGCTTGATACCCTTTCAAACAAGCATAGATAATCTCGTCAGTTTTGGGGAGGCATCTAACTGCCTGCTCAACCATATTTTTACCATTAACTTTGATGAATGGTTTTGGTTCAGTATATCCTTCCTTAGAAAATCTACTACCAGCACCCGCCATTGGAAGAGCAAGAGTGCAGTTTTCAAGTCGTACTTCTTTCTGACCTTCTAGTGCTTTGCGATAATAATTAGACCAACTAGTATAAACATCTAGATCAAAAGGAGTTCCCCACTGCAACATGTAGGGGATTCCATATACAGTATTATATAACCCATCCCTTACCATTAAATTATAAATTAAACTTACATAATATTCACCATTAATATTGATATCTTCATCCATCAACTGCTTAAAATATTTCTTAACATAACTACCCTTTCTAAAATAGTAATTACCAGCAGAGGCAAACTCAGACATCTTATCATCTGTAAATGGTTGCTTCTCCCTAACTTCTAATATTTTTTCATCTGGTCCACTATCATCAGTACGACAGAAAGCGTAGTTATCACTACCTAACATATGGGGATGAAATCCAGTGTAACAAATTACACACCCATCACACTCTACAGTATTCAAGTATTCCCTAAAATGCCTATAATCCCAATAAATTGAAAAATCACAATAATTGACAATAACCTCTTCATCATCATCAATTAAATGATCAAACTCTGATACAGAATATACTGGACCTTTTTTATGGCAAGGAATAGTGACTATTTCCTTCTTATCTACGAGTTTATCTAATACTTCAATAATGTCAGTTTCTTTCTTATGTTTATCATTAATAATAAAAACAAAGTCACTATCTTCTGGATATAGGTTGACTATATGCTCTATGACTTTCTTTCCATCTACTTCAATAAGATATTTTGGAATATCATACCCAGCAGCAGCAAACCTACTGCTCATACCAGACATTGGAATAACGACTTTCATACCTAAACTTTTTTTAGTATTTATTGGTGCCTGGAAGGATCGATAGTATATGGTTTATCAAAATATTCTACTCTTAGAACCTTATCATATACATTCTGAGTCACAGATGGTTCAAAATTACAAGGATATCTACCTTTAAACAACTCCAACATCTCCATACAAAAATTATAAGTTTCAGTGTATGCAAGCATAGAATTTCTATTACCATATACAATAGCATCAGAAACCCAAGGAACATCCTTACCATATCCAAGAGGTTCACGAACAACAATAGGTGCAGTATAATTGCACCAAGGAATTACAGAAAATATTTTGTAAGAATCTGTTATATTAATTTCTGGTAGAGATGAAGTTATAATATCAGAACGATATTTAATATAAGCATCATATTCAAACCCATTAGCATCAGCATACTTAGTCGCCATATCAAATGCATTTCTATCATTAAAAAACATTGACATTGGATTATATGGTTTTGGTTCTGAAAGATTTGTGTTGATGTTTATAAAAATATCTTCAAATCTTTTTGGAAATGTGTATGGATTGATATATAAACCCTTCAACCAAGTAGATAAATTTGTCCTTGCAATGTCATAATATTCAGAATCAATATCATTGATAGAGCAAAATAAATCAACCTCATACTTAGAATTTTGTAGTAGAGGGAGAAGACAAGATTGATAACACTTTAATCTTCCAGAAATTAATAATGCAACCTTCATATTACAATCCACTCAGGAAGATATAGGTCACTCAAATTCTTTGATGCATCTGCTCCACCAAACCAAACACTTGGAGAAACTGTCTTTTTACTATTTGCCAACCAAGCACCCCACCAAGAGAATGATGAATTAGCAATAATATGATACTGGCACAAAGACATCAAACACAAATCGACACCTGTACTATTACCTTCTGCAAAAATAAAACGATCACCTTGGAATAATTCTTGCTCTTTACACCAATCAATACCATCAGAAAAAATCATCACGGGAATATCAGTTGGCATATGTGTCAGACCTTCTACATAATATTCCAATGACTGAACAGGATGATGAGGATATTTTAGATAATCACCTCTACGAAGATGAATTGCAATAACTTCCGTATCTCCAAAGTTTGATTTAAATGCTTCCTCGGTTGGTTCCCGAATTTCATCAGCAAATGTAAATGCCTCACGTATCTGCTTTTCAATATGTTTGAAATATTTTTCAGTCTGAAAATAACCATATAGACTAATGTTATCTGGACAGTTATTCCAAAGGTTTTCATCTAACTCAAAACCAGATTCCATAATCTTAGGAAAATTAGTAACATACTTTGGTGCTTCCGGAATCTTGAAGCACTCAAACATTGTAATATCTGAGTTTACACAATTAATATCTCTGGTTGCTACGACTGCTCTTGGTGGTAAACAATACTCATATCCATGTCTTTGAGCAAGACCACGCAGAGCAGTATATTGAAACATCTGGTTTCCAAGTCTACCCAGATTTCCTAGATCATCATTTGCAAGCATTTTCTTTATACCATTGATAAGTTGATTCAATACCTTCACGAAGAGAAATTTTTGATTCCCATCCAAGTGCTTTGATTCTATCCACGTTCATCACCTTGCGGGGAGTTCCATTTGGTTTGGTAAAATCCCAGTTGATATCACGATCATAACCAACAACATCAGCAATAATATTTGCAAGTTCCCAAATTCTAACATCCTCACCCGTGCCAACATTAATATGTCCTGCATCTTCATACTTTTGCATACAAACGTAACACGCCTCAGCAAGATCATCAACATGCAAAAACTCGCGCATTGCAGAACCATCACCCCAGAGTTTTACTTCCCAATACTTACTATGATCCAAAGCAGCGTGGAACTTTGCAATCATTGCAGGAAGAACGTGTGAGGTTTCCAGATCAAAGTTATCATTCGGACCATAAAGATTCGTAGGCATCAGAGAGATGGCATTGAACCCATACTGTTGCCGATATGCTTGACACATCATAATGCCAGCGATCTTTGCAATCGCATAGGCATCATTCGTTGGTTCCAAAGGACCAGTCATCAACTGATCTTCTGTGATTGGTTGAGTTGCAAACTTAGGATAGATGCAAGAAGAACCAAGGAACAGTAGTTTCTTCACACCAAAGTTATAGGACTGCTGTATAAGATTGGTTTGAATCTGTAAGTTTTCAGTCAGAAACTCTGCTTTATGATTATTGTTTGCCATAATGCCACCAACTTTTGCAGCAGCAACAAAAACATATTCAGGTTCTTCCGAACAGAAGTACCTTTCCGTTTCATCTTGATTGGTAAAATCTACATCATCACGAGTTCCCTTGATGATATTAGTATATCCTTTACTTTCAAGATTTCTTACGATTGCAGATCCAACCATTCCATTGGCACCAGCAACTAATACTCTAGAATCACTGTCCATAAATGCACATATCCTCAACAAGTTGTTTAAAAGAAATCTTAGGTTCCCAACCTAGTTTTTCCTTTGCCTTTGTGGCATCACCTAATAAAGTCTCTACTTCAGCAGGTCGAAAATATTTAGGGTTGACTCGAATAACCGTTTTACCAGTATTCTTATCAATACCAACTTCATCTAGTCCTTCACCTTCCCATACAATTTTCATACCAAAATATGGTGCTGCTTCTTCTACAAACTCACGCACAGAGTATTGAACACCTGTGGCGATTACATAGTCATCTGGTTCATCTTGTTGAAGCATCAACCACATTGCTTCTACAAAGTCTTTTGCGTGTCCCCAATCACGTTTTGCATTTAGATTACCAAGTTCCAAAACATCTTGTAATCCAACAGAAATTTTAGAGAGTGCCTGTGTGATCTTACGAGTTACAAAAGTTTCACCACGTCTTGGAGATTCGTGATTGAATAGGATACCTGTACAAGCATACATTCCATATGCTTCACGATAGTTCTTAGTAATCCAATAACCGTAGATCTTTGCTACCCCATAAGGAGAACGGGGATAAAAAGGAGTAGTTTCACGTTGAGGAGTTTCTTGTACAAGACCATAAAGTTCGCTTGTAGACGCTTGATAAATACGGACACGATCTTCCATCCCCAAAAGACGCACCGCTTCAAGAATACGAAGAGTTCCCACACCATCGACATCAGCAGTGTATTCAGGCATTTCAAAGGATACTTTGACATGACTCTGAGCACCAAGATTATAAATTTCATCGGGTTTTACTTTTTGAATAATTCTTACAAGATTGGTAGAATCAGTAAGGTCACCGTAATGGAGATTAATAGAATCATAGATGTGGTCAATACGATGAGTATTAATAAGGGATGCTCGTCGGACAATGCCATGAACTTGATAACCTTTTTCAAGTAATAATTCTGCGAGATACGACCCATCTTGACCTGTAATGCCAGTAATTAATGCAACCTTCATAAAGGAAAATACTTTTTATCATTATACTAAAAAAGGAGAGTTTATGCAACTCTCCCACTAGGTCTTTCATGCACGCCACCAATTCTTTAACTGGAAATTGGAAACCAGGCGGGAGAGAGTCCCATCCGCACCACCAATCCTTGAGAGAGATTGGAAACTCATAACAGGGTCATTTTGACTCCACCACTTGGTTTTACGAAACCAAGAAAAGTTGGGTTAACTTTGATATCTCGGTAATACCAAAGAATGTGATTAAAAATAACACATCCCAGAGTTTGAGTTTGATAGCAAAAGGAATACCGAGTAGTCCTCCAATAAACTTAATGATCAAACCGTTTTTAAAATCTCCCCATAACATGATTTGATAACCAAGTAAGAGGAGAAAGTTGCCAATGTATCTCAGGATACTTGTTTTAGACATAAGGGGGATTCATCACCGACCAGTGCTGTTATAGACCATCCGTGTCTTCTTCATCGTCTCTTACATAACAAGGAACTCTATCAGGATCCAACCATTTAGCATACTCAATGTCTTCCATAGCGGTAGAACATTGAAGAACGTTATCAAAAAGATAGATATCGTTCCAGCGTTTGGTATAGTAGTTTTGCTTTTGCATACGATAATCGGGTTTGCCGTTTATCTCAAGAATACCTGTCTCAACAAAGCGGTATCCTTCACGTTCCAGGAGAACCTTGCTCATGCTTCAACTACTTCAAGATCACTGGCGACATACTCCATAAGCATTTCGTAGTCGTCAAGGGGGTCTCCCGAAAACACGACACCTTCATTTTCATAAAAGCGACGGACCTTTTTATAAAGTTTCGGACTCTTTACATCAAGGTAGAATTCCCCGTTAGCAGCAGAGCGAAGAGTGCTAACATCCTTTTTGAATTTTTGAATCAGAGACATTGTTTTGAATTGTTGCCTTAGTATTATAAGGTTTGTTGAGTGTTTAGTCAAGTGTGCCAGTGAAGAAACTGGCGATCGGAGTGACAGGGATCGAACCTGCGACTTTCTCATCCCAAATGAGACGCGCTACCTCTGCGCTACACTCCGAAGTACCGTTATTTATTTCGGTGTATAAGCATTATACCCATAATGGGAGCGATTGTCAAGCCCGCTCCGCAAAGTCCTAACCAGATCGGGCTTGCTGCAAGTGTTTCCACAATATGAAAAATCATCTTCCTCTCCAATTCTTATATTCATAGTAGAAGTATTGATCTACTTCATTTAAACCTGATAGAGGGGCATCTACACCCCACTCAGACCATTCTATACAAAACTGTTTAATATCGTGGTTATGGGATACACTATGTCCGTGCATCCTCACAAAAGAGGACATAGCAAACTGATACTTTTTATTGTGGATAGGCATTGTGAAGTCCCCAATTTATAAAAATTGAAATGACACTAAAAATACAAATTGCTTTGAAAATTGTGTTACTCATCTTCTTCGTCCTCATAAGTAGATGGTTCTTCAAATAATTCTTCTATCTTCTGTTGTAAAACTATTCTTTGCAATTCTTGTAAATCTTTTTCTGTTAAAGATACCATTAGTTTAATGTAATTTTAAGAAAAGGAAGTAGTGGTGGAATCACACCTACAAGTCTCAAAAGTCCCTCAGCAAATAAAGCAAGAACCACCCAACCGACGCACATACTAATGATAGAAGCATTACGGTTGTGTCTTCTGATAGCAGCATCAATCATCTCCTGCACTTCTGTGCGAGTTACATAATCATCATCAAAAGGTTCCATCATTTCTCATCTCCAAGAAACTTTGCAAGGGGATCTTTTCGGGTTTTGGTTATTTCAACTGCTCTCTTATAGAACATATTATCGGTGTTCCCAGAGGCTTCAAAAGTCTCCTTGATCTTCACCCAATTCTCGTAGGTGCGCTGATCCATAGGGTTAAAGTTGAATACTACTAGTTATGCTAGTGAGTATTTCCACCCTGTCAAGTTTGTGTTGATACAAAAATATAGATTAAAAAAATCTAAAATTTTGTAATATTTGTAACGGAGAGAACAGGAATCGAACCTGCGAAGCTTTTAAACCCAGCCGCTTTCAAGGCGGTGTCCTCGACCAACCGGACTCTCTCCAAAATAAGTCCTCAACGGACTTCAAAATCTAAACGCCTTACTTTACGTTGGCGTCTTGCTTCCTGAAAAGCAAGGTCTTCGTTTGAGAGAACACCAGATTTTGATTTGTTATGATAAGAGTTTAGCATAACAACCTTAGATAAGTCAAGTGCCGAAATCTTATCTCCACGAATAGTTGCCATATTTGGACAACCACAGCAAACAGTTTTAGTAGGATGCCCCTCTAACTCTTTGCCACAGGAGCGGCATCTGATTCTTAAATTTTCCATTGTATTATAAGATAATTATTTTTCAGTAAATGAGCGAAGCATCCAAATAAATTTACCATGTGCTTCATTTAAATCATCAAGAAGATTAATAGTACCTCTTGACTTTTGGTTTTCTGCTTCTACTGCGGCAGAAGAAAGCATTTCAACAATCTTTTTATGATCTTCAAGAAGATCACTAATCATTTCCATTTCAGAAATATTAGATTTTGCTTCCGAAACTCCAGATACTTCTACAACTCTAGATAAAGAACTAATTGGCTTAATACGAAGAAATCGCATATGCTCAGAAATTCTATCAACCTCTTCTTGAATAGCAGTATACTGCCCACCAAACAAATCGTGAATCTGCTTAAAATCAGGTCCTACAACATGCCAATGGTAAACCCAAGTCTTTTGAAACAGAAGAAAAAGACTTGCTTGGGTATCAGAGAGTGATTTATAAAGTTTTTCCATTATACTTCTGTTTTTTTGAAGTATTTATAAGTGGGCAATATCGGATTCGAACCAATGACCGTCTGCGTGTAAAGCAGCTGCGCTACCGCTGCGCCAATCGCCCAATAAAGTCAATATTGACTCATCATATATTCTACCGTATTTGCTACGTCATTCATAGCATCTCGTAGATTTTCTCTTTGACCCGATTCTTGTTTAATGATTGGGCGATGATCTTCAGTTAGGGTCCAACGCCACTGATTCATTTCATTACAATACCAAAGATTAATTTTCATTCTTGAAATATTCCAGTTTTACCCAATTAAGAAGTGCATAAACTTCTGTGATTTCTGACTTATAGTTTAGGTAGTCAGTATCATCAAACATTTTTTCCCTTTCAAAGAATTCGATTTCACTTGAAAGAAAATTAACATAATGATTAAAGACAGTTATAGTAACTTCTCTATCGCGTTGGGAAATAAGAGACATAAAACTCCTAACTCGTTATCTATAATACATTAAAAAGGGGGGTTTTGTCAACCCCCATATGTATATCAGTTACCGATTCTGTTCACAGCAATACGTGCTTTATTGAGAATACTGCCCGAAAGGGGAACATAACCCAAATCATCAGCAATCATTTGTGCATTAGAACTCAGTGCATAATTCAAAGCAGCACGAATATCATTTGTCTTGGCACCATTTCCAGTCTTATATGCAAGGATCCAAGTCAGAGTAGAAATAGGATATGCATTAGTACCAGATGGGTTAGGATTTTCTCCTGCAAGATTAGCATCCAGAGTAATACCATTCAGAGCGGCCGCACCAGTCACAGCAGAAGGTCCGACAAACTTACCTGCTTTGTTTTGAAGAACTGCTGCTTGAAGTTTGTTAGGGCGAACAAAACCAGTATTCACATAACCAATCGCACCAGGAGTGTTTTTGATAGTTCCAGAAACACCTTCGTTTCCTTTTGCACCTACACCAACAGGCCACTTAATTGCCTTACCCACACCAGGTTTCCAACCACCAAAAGCATCCAAAGAGTTAGTGAAGGCAAAGGTAGTACCAGAACCATCAGAACGATGAACAACATTCATAGGTCCAGCAGCGCAACCAACTTGATTCCAATCTTTAATGCGACCAGAGAAAATATCAACAGTTTGCTTTTGAGTCAGTTTCAGTTTGCAACCTGATTTATTATAGGCAATGGCAATCGTTCCACCTACCATAGGAATTTGAACGACACCACGCTTCACTTGCTTTGCTTCCGATGCTTTGATGGGTTCATCACTTGCTCCGAAGTCAACTGTGCCCGCAATGAATTGACGAACACCAGCACCAGAACCAACGGACTGATAATTAACCCTACTCCCAGAAGTTCGTGCATAATCTTGGAACCATCGTTGATAAATCGGTGCAGGGAAGGTAGCACCAGCACCATTCAAAGCGGGTCCAGCAAGAGCAGCAGCAGGAGCAGCAACCAGACCAACAGCAATAAAGTTTTTGAGTTTCATAAAAAGTGAATAACTACAAGATAATTCTAGTGGAAA